GCGAAGCATCTTTTCTGCATAGTCGGACATCTTCTCGACTTTGTTTTCAGATATTTCTACCATATACATAGCTTATTGTTTTTTAGAATTGTTACTACCAGATGCCTTTTCGGAAGACTTAAAGAAATCAGCCATCATTGCTTTCAGTTCACTCAACTCTTGTCTTAGGGCTTTATTCTCTGCATCCTGACGTTGGCGCTCTGCAAATTCCGGATTAAGAATTTGAAGCATCTTGTCGCAAGACTCCAGAACTGAACGGTGATGGTCTACGCTGCCTAATATCTCCGATGAACGGTTTCTCATTGCAGCAACTTCCGCGTTCATAGATTCCCGTGAACCGGATATCACCATATTCCCACCACCGGGAAAGTTCGCATCAGCAATGTCTGACATTGCCGGTATTTTCTGGAAAGTGACAGTCTGCTCCCCGACCTTGATTGTTATGTCGACCACCATTCTCGGAGGTTGTCCATAAGGAAGAGGTTGTTGCATAAACTCCGGTACGGGATTGGAAACCCCGGTTACGGAACCGACTTCAATATATGGAGTGCCGTCCTTATGAAGGACAAAGAACTCGCTGTTTATTCTTAAATTCTGAAAAGGCATAATTAATTAACTCTTTAATGGACGGGATTTCTCCCGTCCTTAGTTGTTTTAAACCACTCCGGTCATAATCTGCAACGTGTTGGTTGCACGGTCAAACCAGAACTCATACACACCAGTACCGGGAATGTCTGCCACAGTCAGCGTTCCCCCGTTATATTTAGTGATCGCCTGGGTAGCCCCATTGGTCTCGAACAGAATGGGAAGTGTGCCGGTTGTCCCGGTAGGTATCGTCTGGGCAATGTTAATGTATATCGTCCCTCTGTACCATGCGTTCACAAAAGCATGATTGGGGAAGGAAAACACCACATTAGCAGTATTGACCGTTACGCCCGAGGTCGATATAGCCGCAGAGCCCCTACGGTTTACGAATTGAAAAGGATATACTGCCATAATAGCCTCCTTTCTCAATTAACCCCAAAAGCCATTACCGGCAGCATAAGGATTAAAACCACCATACAAGCCGTATTGGTATGCCACACAGTTGGGAACTGCCGCAATAGGACTGTAAGGCACAGTCACAGTTTCCGGCTGCTTGCATTCAATCTTGGCAAGGCGTGCGCTTAAATCTGTCAAAGCGGCTCCAAGAGGTGCGGTAGCCTGGCCTACAATTTGAGAAGTCATAGCTGAACTCTTGTAAGTGCTGTTTTCTTCACGGAGCTTGTCAATTTTGTTCTGCATCTCACGCATTTCGGCAGCACGTTGGCCGGCAATAATCTGCTGTGTGCTTTCCTTGATGGAATTTTGCAAGTCACAGGTCTGACGTTGTGTCTCATAGGCCACGGATGCAAATCCTCTTTCCTGCCCAGTTGCAACACCATTAATTGCATTTTGCAGGGTGTTTGTCTGCTGACAGATAGCCAGACGGTTCTCACAGCAGCATGATGCAATCTGTTGTGCAATCTGACAGTTACCGGATTGAATAGCGTTAATAATCTGCATAGAACTCTGCCCAACCTGATTTCCCACCTGTTGAATCTGTGACATTACACCATTGATAGCCTGCTGAACCTGACCGATTGAACAGTTCAGATTTGTTGCCAGATTGTTGATAGCCTGACCGTTCCCTTGAATGGCACTCATTAGTAACTCCCTCCCTGTGTCGTTGTTAATAAGGTTGGGGATTCCTGCTGCTCCATTGCCACCGCCAAAGCCGCCATTTCCCCATCCGTTGTTACCCCAACCCATGAGGAAGAATAAGAAAATAACCCAAATAAACCATCCGCCTTCTCCACCGAATCCGTTATTATTACGGCCTTGCATAGCTACAAGTAAGTTCGGATCGATCCCTTTTTGCTGAAGCAGAGGAGCCAACATGGCTAACATCCCACTTCCGCCTCCGTTCCCGCTTTCCGGGAAAACAAAAGTTTTTGATTCGCTCATTTTTATCGAATTTTAAATTACCCCGGCACCATTGCCGGATATCCCAAAATTCGACATAAATAGCTGCTTTATAAAAAGTTACATTCCTATACAATAGAAGTTTAAGGACTTAAAACAGAATAAATTTCCAGTGAAAAAGAAAGTTTTATTTAGATGTTGTGAATATCAAAAAATATTTCATACATTTGTCTTGCTTAATCTTCTAATGACTGGCGGAGTAAGAGTACCCGCTGTATGGCGGTTTTTTTATGCCTTATTGATTTGTATTTTCCATACTTTGTATTTTGTTGTTTGGAAAGGAAAATATTTGTCTAACGGCGTATACCCCCGTAAATCTGTTGTAATGGCAGATTTTAGCCAGTCATGAGGTGATTAAGCAGCGGGAAAGGTACGCCGTTTTTCTGTACCTAAGTGCTTAATAAATATATCATGACAAACACAAATCAAACCACCAACCATGGGAAAGGCACAGACAATGTGCGTCACACTCACGAAACGGGCGAAATCTTATCACTAAAGCAGCAGCTTGAAACCTACAAAAGGCTGTTTGAAATCGAAAAGAATTGTAAGAATCAGGCTTATTTCTTCATTCTTTCATGCGGACATTTTGAGGAATACCGCGGATATTGCAAAACGCATCCTACAAATGTAGATTATCATTCTGCGTGTGTGGATGTTTTCAGACTTCAACATTTAAAAAGAGAAAACCATGAATGAGTTGATTAAGATTGTGGAGAATGACGGTAAGAAAGCCGTTTCTGCACGGGAGCTTTACGAAAAATTAGGGTTTGCGCCTCAGCATTGGGCTAATTGGTATAAAAAGAATATTACTAATAATTCTTTTGCTGTTGAAAATGAAGATTATGCACAACTCCCACTAAGTGGGAGAACAATTGATTTTGCCCTCTCTATCGACTTTGCTAAACGCCTTTCCATGATGGCACGTACCGAAACCGGTGAACAAATACGTAATTATTTTATCGAAATAGAAAAACGTGCAACCAAACCATTAAGTCAGCTTGACATTTTAGCTCAGTCAATCCAAATCCTGCAAGCACAGGAAAAACGTATTTCAGAGATAGATGACCGAGTTAAAGTTATCGAGGCAAAACAGACTACACACCAAAACTGGTTTACCATTGCCGGATATGGAACACTTCTTAAAATACAGGTCGGAATAAAACTGGCAGCAAGTTTGGGAAGGAAGGCATGTAATCTTTGCAGACAACTTGGCATTGAACCGGAGGAAATACCAGATCCGCGATTCGGGAAAGTCAAAACCTATCCCGAAAATGTTTTAAAGCAGGTATTTGATATGCCAATTAACTAAAATAAGGGCATCGGAGTAACTGCAAGCTCTCACATTAGGCAGTCATTCCTTTGCCCTTTCCTTTTAACTGCATTGACTTGTGATTTGGCCGTCCCAGTCTTTGCAAAAAACATTCAAAGATATGAAAACAATACAATTAACAAAACAAAGTAGCGAAAATGAAGTTAAAGATTATTTCAAGGCTGTTCTAAAGTTAGCAAAATCAAAAGAAGAATTTCCGGTAAACTTGGAAGATGTTTGGCCATTGGTTTACACAAAGAAATCCGACGCAGTTGAGGCATTAAGAAGAGATTTTATTGAGAAGGAAGATTTCGTATCGCTCCGGCAAAATCCGCAACCTGATTCTCAATGGATTAACCCAAATCCTAAAATAGACTATTTTATTTCAGTATCATGTCTTGAATATTTTATAGTCAAAAAAGTACGTCCGGTATTTGAAGTATATCGGAAAGTATTCCATAAGGCAGCAGAAAATATAAGTCTGAATCCAACCCCTACAAGAATAAAAACTTCCCTTGAATGGGTCAAAGGTGTGAGAGAAATACTTAACCTAAATGATTCATCTACTTTATTCATGCTTAAACAGGTCGGAGATCCGTTAGGGTTACCTACACCGGATTACACGCATTCTAAAGGCCAGTTGTTGGCTCCCACAGTCTTGCTACAACAACACGGCGTACAAATTAGTACCAGGGAATTTAACCAAAAGATGATAGGGGCCGGTTTCATAAAAGAGCTTCAACGTCCATCATCAAATGGTAAAATTAAGTATTTCAAATCTTTAACTGAAAAAGCTGCCGGTTTTGGAGAGAACCAGATTAACCCGTCGAATCCCAAAGAAACACAACCATTATACTATGCAGACAAATTCGAAGATTTATTGAAACAATTAGAAATTGTTTTTTCATAATTAATTGCTCGGTAGTATCCGGGCATATTCACTCTTCTTTTTCGCGGTGATTTAGTATGTCAGCAATTGTCTTGTGACACAGCCCGGTCTGTTCCTTTATTTTATCGTATATGAAAGAGCGTGGAAGCAAATGGAAAAAATCTGAATATTTTTCTGAGTTTTTTAATTCTTCATATATGCTGATAACTTGTTTGTTACGCACCATCGTACTCGGCCTTTGTAATTTTTTCATAAATTTTTCTCAAAAAAGTGCAACCAATAAAAATCCTGTCCGTAAAACTCCCCGAAAGAAGTCTTACAGACAGGATGTAGTGGTGGTACGCTATATTTTTGAAGTGGGGCTTCTTTTTATATTTTGCCCCGGATAAACCGGATAATCTTTAATACTGACGGTATACTGAATGCTGCCAGTAAAATGATAAGCCACCACATAATGCTTGGTACTTTGTTTTTTACAACTTCAACCGGATAGGGGACCGCGATGCTATCTGTTTTGCTTATATTTACCGTATCATGCATAAGCCTATCACGATACACAATATGATATTTGTCCCTGAAAACTGTATCGCCTTTAACAAGAACAAATACACTGTCGCGTACATAGATACTATCCCGCTTTATCTTGTCAATGTATTCTTTCTCTGTCTTTACTGTCTCTACCGGCACGTACTGAATACTCCGGCAGGAGAATATAGAAAGGGCTATCAGTATAATTATTATCCTCATTTTTCTGTTTTTTCTTCTATGTCAATAATATCAGACTTCCGCCTGAAAAATTTAAAAATATCGACCTTTACATGCCGACCGTGAGCTTCAAAGTAATTCCCATAACAAGAATTTATTTCAAAACCATATATAACCAATAAAACAATCGAAGGAAGTAACGGAATATCAAAAGGTATCCCAAATGCTTTTCCAATAGCCCCGGCAAGAAGAATCCAACATAAGTAATCTACCATCTTATTAATAGTCCTTCTCCCTGCCCGTGAAAACCGGATTCTTTCACCCCTTTTCTTGGATGCCGCTATCCCAAACCTCAGGTCTACGATAATTAATATCAGTGCAAGCAACATGAACCATTTTAAAGGTTCGATAAAATCCATAAAACCACTCATGAATACTGATCCCATTGCCGAAATTGTGTTTCTTTCACTCATAATCTTAATTTAAATGTGGTACTTCTATCCCCTCCCGAAACATTGTTATAAACAATATTTTTTATAGTTCTCGACAAACTCCTTTACGGTCCCTCTGCCTAATGGCGTATTGTAATATTGTTTCCAGTATTCACCCATCGCCCAAACATCCTTATTCGAAGGTAATGCCTCCTTTACACGCAAATAATGTATGCGGGTCATACAGATCATCAGCTTTTTGTTATCTACAAGCATTTCAGGTTCCAAAGTTACAACACTGGATGCTTTCATTACTTTCCCCATTAGTTCCGGTTTATGCCGGAGAAAATTAACCACAATATCATTGAAGGTTGCCGGCTCCATCTGCCCATATCCTAAAGCCGGACCACCGCCAATTTGCCGGGTGTACTTAAAATTGCTTTCCTGAGCAAACGTCCCCATGATAAGATCTCTTGCATTGTCAGAGTACAAGCCTGTTTCTTTCAGCGTTTCGGTTATTAACCTTCTCCATTCCTCTTTGTTCATATTGTTTTATATTTCTAAATTATTCTTTTGTATTCTCAAAAAAAACTTTGTAAATTTGCAACATAAGATTGACTTGGGGTTGCTTGGGAAATATTTATAGAGGTCGCGAGGGCGGCCTCTTTTTATAAATCCCTTATCTTTTTACAAAGAAAAAAAGTCCTCATTGTAATTTCACCCCGTTCATCTAATTCCTTGTATCTGTTTTTAAGGAATTCTATTTCTACGGGATCAAGCTCAAAGTCTTCACCTTTATCAATAGATGTATTCCAGTCGAGATACCCTGTTTTCTTATTCTCCACTATGGAATATTTTTTGATATCTTTTACTGTTATATAGGTTTTGTTGTGAATGCTTTCCATAGTTATCATCTGCAACATCGTCCCGTGGTCTGGTAAAATTTCTTTCAGTAGAAATCTTTCGCCAATTGTTAAGTTCATAATCATGATGTTTTAATTTTTTATAGTTATCTGTAATACAATTGTCCTGTTGATCTATCTATGCATAAGTAATAATTACTTTTACCATTAACGTTTTGAACATTTTTAAAGAAGATACCACCACTATTTGCATCCATATACACTTGCCCGGATCTAATTCGTAAGGCCTCTTTAGTGCTTGGAACAGATGATATATCTATCATTGCTCTAGATGAAGCAATTTCCATATCACCTATTGAACCTTCAAAGTATGCACATGCTCTCTGTATACCAGTAGATGGCATAATATTTTTAATATATAGTCCTATTTCATATCCCGTTATACCTGTATATAATGCTCCAAAATGTGCTTGAACATTACCTCCTTTATATTCAATACTTCCAGAAGATAATTTTAATCCGTTGTTTTGTATATATGTAGATCCTATTTCAAATCCTCCAATTATACCGCTAGTCGCTGTAATTTTTCCTGTAAACTCTCCGTTAACTGCAATAAGTTTTCCATCTGTTGTAATCTGAACATTCCCGTTTGCACTAATAGCTCCATTAAGATTAATCCTACTTGCATCAATTGTAACGCCTCCTCCGCCAACATTAATAGATTCAATAACTTCTTGCCCTAATGCATTTTTATTTGAAGAAAAAATTGTAACGAAATTACTTTGTGTTACAACACCAGATATTTCTTGGGTACCATTTATAATTTTAGATACTGTAGAAGAAATTTGGTTGTAACTAACTTGTAAATTGCTAATATCTGATTTTATTAATTGATCATTTTCATTATAGACATCTAGAGATACTTTATTTTCGATCAATCCTTTTGTTATATTTATTTCAGCATTAAGTTCTTCCTTTGTTGCATTTGTAATGGTAGGTGCTGTTACGGAAGTTCTTACGTCTATTGTTTGATTTGATACTGTAAAAGCAGAAGTCTTTAGGCTCGGCTCTGATGTCAAATTAGTCGCGGCAAAATAATATTTGCCACCTCCACGTACATAGATATACTCATTTGAACTATGAGTCATTTGATTGATATCACCGGCAGGAATGACGTTACTATATCTATAATGGTAATCCTCAATAATTCTATTAATGGAAGTAGTACCCCACTCGTCTGCACTAGATTCCCAAATACATCTCACGGTAAAACCCAAATCATGAGTGGACCAACTCGGCTTTGTACCTGAATCAAGTGCTACGTTAAGTTCAATCCTTGCTCTTCTCCCCCTTTTTATTTGCATCACAACCGGATAGTATTTCGACTCATCCAGTTTGGATGCATCGATCCATCCTTTCCACATGGAATCTGTCACGGAATCTGTGTAATTTTTTGCTTCGTCCTTCGCAGCATTGGCCTTGGATGTTGCATCAGCAGCGGCTGTATTGATCGCCTCTTGCTTGGCCGTTTCTACTCTAGTGGAAACTTCACTGACCTTCAGGCTGATTTCTCCGTTTTCGGCTCTAATTTCGGTCAGGGTTTCCGTTATCGTTTTTATTTCTGCTTGCTGCTCGGAGAAAGAAGGAGTCCAAACAGGGGCGGGAAGAAAGCCTTCGACTAGCATCACTTCGGTGAATTTTACAGAGTTACCGGCGGTTGATCCGCTAACACCGGCATAACATAGTAATAATCCTTCTTGTTCAGTGAAATTATTATATGTAATTAAAAAACCTCCATTCTTATCTGCATTTAACATTGGACATAGCGCAGCAGTTATATCTTTATCATACAATACAAAAGTATATTTACTAGGAGTACCTGCTAAATTCTGAATATTACCTGCATTTACGTAATATACCGTGTTGGGCTTTATTTTAGATACATATAATTCCTTACGTACCCAGTTTCCTGTCCCACCTGTAACAGTAAATTCCTTCGTCCCATCCGCCAGATTCACATTATTTGCCCCTGTCTGATCTTCTTCTGCTACTGGAAAGCCTTGCAGGGGTTTATTGCCTTCGATTAGGGAGATGTTGTAGATCAATACGTTTTCATCCGAAATGGAATTATTTAAAGATATCCTGTCAACCGTTTTGCCAGAATCTGTTATGTAATCAGTACGTGTTTTTGTAGTATCGGAACCACTTAAATTTACATTCTCGTAACTTCCATCTGTATAACAAATACGGAAACTGATAACAGGAGGAATAATTTTTCTCCCCGATTTATATTCGAAAGATAGGACATTCTGTGTATTTTGTTTGAATTGGATTGCGCTGTTAAAAATGTCTTTTCGCTCAGTTCCTTCTGCTATCGAATTGTATAATAATTTTTGATTTACAGCTAAATAAATGCCATCTTCATCCTGCCCCCAAACTGCAATATCCTTGTTCTTCTCATTCCACTTTAACATCATTTTCTTGGATATAAGGTTCTGGGAACCGATCTGTAATCCATTTACTGCTTCCTGTCCGCCTTCTAGCCCTTGCTGTTTTGCTATTTCCTTTCTATCAGATTCAGGGACAGAATAAGTTGTCGCTTTGTTTCCATATTCAATTTGTACATCTTTTACAGAGATAATAAATTCGGAACCATCCGACATACCATTGTGATCAATCCTTAAATAAACTAGTGTCCCTTCTCCCCAGCCCGAAGGTGTAGTAAATTTAAATTCATTGTATGTCCAATCCGTGCCTGACTGATATGAACTAGTTAATAATGCATCAATTTCAGGATAAGAAGCAGGAAGAATATAAAAATCAAAATAATTTTGATGGCCTGTATGTTTTGCGTAAAAAGAAACAACAATTTCTTTATTCCCAGGTATTCTTATCATCGCACTACGGATATAACTTTCTATCGTAGAGGCGTCCTTTATTGAAAACTCTGTATCTTTATGTTCCGTATATCCTGTCCACCCAGTTCCGGTTGTACTACCGATTAATATATTTACTCCTCCTACCTGTATCCCATCAACAGCCTTTCCCGCTTCATCTATTGCAATCTGCCTCTGATCATTGATAGAGGGGGTCCACAATAGCGAAGTTTTATTGCCTAATACTAGTTTTACCCACTCTATTTCAGATTCAACGGATACACTATTAGGCATTGGATATATTCGAATAAATGTATTATCAATAGCAGGCGTTAACGTCCATTTAAAAGTTTTCAAAGCAATATAATCTGTATCGGGACCACCAGGATAAAAACTAGCCAATACAACATTCCCTCCAGAATTGTAAACACCCCAGCTTGTTTTATTCGCCCCTAATTTGCCTTTAATAACAATTGTACATTCTTCTCCCTGCTTAGGTTTATAGTCTCCTAAGTAAATGGTCGCTATTGGATAACCAGTATTCTTCCATCCCTTGTTACTATTGTCAAGAAGGTTGGTTTCTCCTACTTGGAGGTTGTCCAGATTACTCTGCACGTCTCCGATGGACTCTTCCACCGTTTTGCCGGACATCAGTCTGAACACCCCTTTCATGTAAACGTTCTTGCCGTAAAATCCGCTGCCTTGAAGTTGTCCGAAATCAGGATCATTGATTCCTCTCAAATTACCCTCACGAACATCTTCTTTCCCTTCAAGAGAATAGCTGTTTACGTTAGAATAATATGCAGTATAGGGAGCATCTGAACCATAAGAAGTAGTAAGGACTGCATTCTGACGTTTTTTGTCAGTTCTGTTACCAAACTGAATAATTTCATCTTCTACCTGGGGAATCCCACTGCCGGCTTCACAATCTGTTTTACTCAGAACAAAATAATTATCACCAACTTCCGTTACAAGACGCCAGTATCTTCCTATATTCTTTCCGGTAAATACCTGATGTAACGCCTGATCTCCTACTACAAAAGGATTCGGTATCGTTCCGTCATCATTGTTAAATAAGCATTTGTAACCATCTTCCAATTCCTCTACCTCTGATATTCTTACTCCACCTCCCGGGGTTGTAAGCATACTGCCGTTTACAGAAGAAACTTTCTGGACGATTATTTCAAAAACATGCATTGTCTTGCGGACTATGAGTTCGCTTACCTCCAAAACACCATTCCAAAGCCTGTGGCCGACACCTAATAAGCCGGAAGTAAAGTTTTTGGATACTACTTCATCCGTCGTGACTGGTCCATTCGAATCCAATCCCGACCTCAGCGACATTTTCTTAAGTTCTGCGTTCCCTTCTTCATCTATCATACCTCCGGACTCTTCAGGAGTGTAAAGCCCGGTATGTATGCCTTTTAAAAATTTTACCAGATATTTAGCCGAATCAGGCTGGTCTTTCCTAATATAATGTTTGGAGGTTTTGGCAAGTATATCACCGCCATATCCTCCGCCCTGAATATTCCCGATAATATCGCCTGCTATTTCAGTAATCGTGCTCCTCAAAGCAGAAACGTTGGCTGATAATTTATCAGTCAACTCCACGGATATATCGTATAGGCAATTCTTGTCCGCCTTACAGGTAAATGAATTGACATACATAAGGTATTCACGGTTATTATACTTTATGTATATTCGTGCATTCTCATTCAGCATATCCCATAAGTAAATGTTATCAGCGAGAAAAACACGTGAGAAGTTTACGGAGAATGTGAATTTCTCATCATTGTTCTCCGACATATATTTTATTAATGCTTCATCTAATCTTTTTTCCGCGGCAAGAACAAGAGATTTTGGCATCTTAATACCTGTAATCACAAACTTATCTCCAATAGAAGGTTTATAGTTGTTTGTGGCGTTAGGCATGACTACACCGAAAGAAGTATTGTCCTTCTTAACAGCTATCCAAACCTCATTTGTAGAAGTGTTTTGTTGGCTTTCTACATATTGGGATGTTTGCGAAGTAACCTTCTGTTCAAAGTCTCCTGCCGGTAAGTTCCCAGCAGAATCCACCAACACTGGATTGAAAGCCCTGCCCGGCTCATTGTCCTTATAGGTAACTCCTATCTCAAACTCACAAGCCGCACAATTACCGGTAGTCATGTTGATTACGGCAGTTCCACCTTCCAAGCCTTGCTCAAACAGGTTAAAACCGTAATCCCCGTTGTAGATATGCAGCTTTATGTAGAAATATGAATGTACATATTCGTCTGTTCCGTTGAATACATTATTACCTGTACCAGTTCCAAGTTCGTCACTATCATTCGCGTCAAAAGCAATATCGGCAATCTCTCCGAACAACTGACCGGAAGCATTCGTAACGCCTTCGATGGTAGGCTTTATATCGCTGAAATCTACCTTTATTTCCTTTACCTTCTTAGCCGAATAAGTATTCTTGAACGAATAATAGTCATTCGTTCCGGGTATCTTGTACGTGTTGTTTAACGCATTGTAAAATCTCTCCGCTCCACTTGTCTGCCTGTAAATGGAAGGCATAAGGTTTTGGCTACGCTCAATAGTGCCTGTCTCATCATCATTCGGATAATAGAAAGGAATGTTGTCAGAGCTACCTACACCAGTAACCCTATTTACTATCTTGTAATTGGCATTCGTCTTTTTGATTGATACAAGCCCTTTCCGGTATTCAAAAGGCGTTGATATTACATTCTCCGTATATCCAATGTGGCATACTTTCCCTACAAAGTAGTAAGGCAGTTCATATATGGTATATATGGATTGGAGAGCGTCAGCAAGATATACATTTTCAAGAGATACCAACTTTGAATCGGAAGTAATATCATCATCTATTACTACCGAATATCCTATACTAGATTTAGTCATTGAAGCGTTAAGGCGACCGACAAACTCGTTTATATCACCCATGAACTTCACGGAAGTTGAATTGGAATGATATGTGTCCGCTCCAGCCGTTACAACGTCCATGAAATACACGTTCTCCAACACGATACGCTCTGAAACGAACTGGAGTTCATGCTTGTACATGACACTCTTGTTGTCTTTTGAAGATGTAGGTATCTGGTCAACATAGTATTTCTCGCCTCTGAACTCAACAAATTCCTCTCCACTCCAAAAATCATCCAAACAAGAAGGATAATTTAATGTTGCAGTGAGCGTTGGAGTACCAGCCATTCTTTGAGCTGAATAGGTGTACTCACCTAATTTTGCAGGCGTATCAGCATTCGGGAACTTTATTTTACTTCCTTGCGCGTCAAGTTTGAATATGTACAGACTTTCCTTTTCCATTTATTCTTTTACTACATCAATTTGTTCCGTAACTCCTTTATTCTTTTTTTGTTGTTTCTCCAACTGCTTTTGAGTTTCCTCCTTTTCCTTTGCTATAC